CACCCCACGATCAAGTTGCTCTAGAATACCAGAACCCCATTTAGCCAAAGGATTTCTTTTATCAACTTGCTCTAAACCTAATTCGGCCTCAGTCCCACCGGCAGGCTTTCTTAATTCTTCTGCAGCAGGAATTTCTAAACTTGTTTGAACTTCTGGAACTTGAGCTTCAATTTCTTTAACTCTTTTTCTAAATTCAGCTTCTTGTCTTCTTTTTCTAGCTTGTTCAAAAAGCCTTGGATCAGGTTGTTGAAGAAAACTTTGTAACTGGTTTGCTCTTGCTTTATCTCTTAAACTTGTTTTTCGAGGCTGATACCTTTCAAGCATTAGAGCCTCACAGAACCGATTGTACTGGCAGCTCTATTTCCTGTACCGGGTGTCACTCCTAACGATTCAAGAATTGCATCGCTTGATGTTGTTCCTTCTCCTGCTCTTGCGCCAAGATATATTTCAAGGGCAGTCGGGTCTTGTTGTTCAAGTTGTGCCAATCTTCCTGTTGTAAGTGGGGTACCTGTCTCAATCGACCTTAATACATCTGCAGGAACTGCTGCTGCAATTTCATCTAAAAATCCTTGAGATGCTCGTTGTGCTAATGCTCCTCCAGATAAATCAGAAATTGCTGTACCTGCAGGCTGTGAACCTAATCTAGATTGATTATATTGTTGCGTTGGTAGGTAGGCACCTAAATCTCTTAATATGTCTTCTACTGCACCCCTTCCACCTAAAGCAGCAACTGTTCCGGGTTGAAATAATTGGCCGGCAGCTTGTATTAGTTGTGGGGTTGAGGCTATTCTAGCCTGTTCTATTGCGTTTTGACCTTGCATTCTTGCAATTTCTATTGCATTTCTTGCTGATTCAAGAGCAGGTTCTGCTGATATTCTTTCTCTTTCAAGTTGAAGTTCAATAAATTCATCAGCTCCTAAACCTTGTCTTTGTAGTGACATAGATTGTTCTGCTGTTAAATTATATGGATTGGTCCTTATCTTTTCAATTTCAAGCTGATCTTCTCTAGTTAATCCATAAGGGTTGGCATTAGCTTCTGCAATAGCAAGCTGATTCTTTTGATTTTGTGCTTCTCTAGACATAAGCAAAGCGTTACCAATATATTCGTTGTAGAACTCTAATAACAGTTCTCCTGCAGGGTCAATAGTAGGTACGACAGTTGTAATTGTGTCTGGGACACCTGCTGCTGCAGCTTCTTTTGGATCCATTGCTAAAAATGCTGGATTAGGAACAGTCTGTTCTACTTCTCTAGTTAATTGTGCAAGCAACTCACCCGGAAACTCTGGTAAAAATGGAGTTCCATTGTCATTAAACTTAAGTGGCTGAGATATTTGCTTAAAGAATTTGTTTAAGAATACTGTGTCAAGTCCAGCACCTTCAACTTTTTGTCTGGCAAAGCTATATGCATCTGAAAGTTCTTTTTCACCTTTTACGCCAATACCTGTTTCAAATCCTGAGAGTTGACTTTCCAAACTAGCCATATTTGGGTTAGTGAAAACAGCAGGAGGGCTACCATCTTTACCTGTTGATGGCCCATCCTCAAGGCTGTCTTTATTTGTTTCTTTGTTTGGATCCTCAAAATCTTCTTGTATATTACTGTCAATAAAAACATTTCTCGCTGACTCTGGATTTAAAAAAGGTGCGCCTACGGCTGGTTGCATGTCTTCTCCTCCTCCTCCTGCACCTGTAAATATATTACCTACTGCGCCTGCAATATCTCCTGCTGCACCTGCAATGTCACCACGAATCTCAGCTCCTGTATCTCCATATGGGCCTCCGAGTCCTAACAATCCACGATAAGCATCATCGACAGCCGTAAATCCTAAATCTTCTTCACCTACATTTCGGGCCGCTTTTTTTCGGTCAAACCCTAAATAACCCGGATCATCGAAAAAGTTTTGAGCACTAAAAAAAGGCCCAAGAGGTGTTCCTGTACCTGTACCTGCTGCCATATTGCTAATTCCTGCAGCATCAAGCATTGGAGCTGTTCCACCAACTACTGGTTGACCACCTATATCCACCTGTCTGTTTTCAGGTAAAATCTCTTGAGTTCTTGATCCTACAATATTTTGCAAAACATCTGGACTGCCAACAAAATTACCTTGAGGTATCTGGCCTAGTATTCCTGATTGCCTATTTTGCATATTTGCTGCATTTAAAGATGCTTGGTTTTCTAGCCTTCTTTTTTCTGCAGCAGCAGAGAAAGCTGTATCAGCTAATCCCGGTGTTGCAGGTGTTGGGGGAATAAAAGATTTTTGTTGTTCAAGCAAACCACCAGTAACTGCAGATGGGCTAGTGCCCGGTGAAAGCATACTTGTAGATTGATTTACATTCTGGTTTTGCCTTCTTCTTCTTGCTTCTTGCTCAGGAGTTTCACCTGTGCCGTAATCAAATGTTGTCATTGTTGGAATCCTCTAAGTAGTTTTTCCAATGCTTCCTCTCTATTTTGAGGAGTTTTACCTTTAGGTTCTTGTGGAGCAGTCATGTTTTTATACTGATCTCCTACAGTTCCTAAAAATCTTTTCATCAGGTCATCTGTTTCTTTAAATGCGTTGTCTATAAAGCTGTTCGCCATTTTAAGCTCCTAATCCGGGACCAATATCTCTGCCCGGAACTCTCCTGTTTCCAGTTCTAGTTGGAGATGCTATCTGTCTTGCAACAAGATTCTGCTCTTCAACACTTCCCGGAATTACAGGCCTAGTATTAGTTTGCACTCTTTCTCTCTCAGATGCAAGTGTCCTAGGTGGTTGATTTGCTGAACTAAAGTTTCCAGCGTTTGGTAATTGTTGAGCCCCTTGAGTGTTTAAAATATTTTCTGCTATCTGTTCAGCCTGTTCAGATGAAGTTTGCCCGGCGCTTGCAGATTCAATTATCTGAGCAAGTAGAGGGACTCTTCGTGCAGCTTCACCCTGTAGGATCTGCTGTACCTGTTCAGACTTCAAGAACTCTTCTGCAAGCAACCGAGTCCTAACATCCAAAGCATTTGATACTCCAGCCTTTCTTAGTGAGGTGTCGTGGTCTACGAATCCTGCTCTCCATAAGTTTGACCATAAATTTAGTTTTCTTTCTTGTTCCTCTGGTGAAGTAGGAGTTAGTTGCACCATGTTTACAGTATGATTCCTGATGTCATTTGGCCTGATTACAGCATCAAGCGCACCTGCCTCTGTTTTACCAAACACAGTTACTTTGTCTTGAATTACATTTTCTACAATGTGTAAAACAATAGAGTTTCTATTTTGAAGGCCTCTTTGGGATGCTTCAACGTAAGGACCAAAATTTAATGCTGCGATACCTGCTAATACAGCAGTGTGATATCCAGATGCTGCACCTTGAGGTCTTTCTCCTCTTACAACTGCAGGAGCAGTATTTGATTCTATTGCTCTGCTCATCATGCTTTGTGCAATTTGAATTGCTGCCGGAGGTTCAGCCACCTTTGATGCTTCTACTGTTACGTTTTGAGGCATAAAGTTTTTAGCACCCGGCGTTTCTTCGTATCCATCCATTACTTGTTCAGTTATACCCGGAGGTCCTCTAAAGTCTCTAGTCGGCCATGCTGAATTTGCTACTATGTCCATGTACTGTGATGCTAATCTTGATTCTGCCCTAAGCATATCGAAGTTTCCATGAAGGATTCCTCTGTATAAATGTTCAGGTTCTGCATCTTCAGTCATTAAACCAGTATGTGGCCAATACTGAGTGAATGGTAAAGTTTTGTATCCGTGTCGCCTTGGCTCAAGCGCAAATCTTCCATCTGCTAAATAAGCTACTTGTGTCTGAGACCAGTATTCTACGAACTCTACTCTTCCTGTATTTGGGCCATCCCAATCAGGAAAGTGAGCCGATACCCAGTCTGCATCTACTTCGTAATAATGGATTATCCATCTTGGATTCTGTCCATTGTTTAAATCCCAAACGCAAGTTTTAGGATTAATTGGTGTGGAAATCATTGGAAAGTTTAAGTTTCTGTTTTCTAAAACATCCTTAACTTTTTCCTTGTAGTCCGAATCGTCTTGACCCTCTCTTGGAGGTTCAGGAAAGTCCTGCCACCTGTTAGCAGCAAACTCTGTTTTCTCCCAAGTCACTCCATACAATGCCATTTGTTTTGCAATTTCTCTTCTTGTAGGAGAGAACTGCTCTAGCATATGATTGGCTCCCTTTAAAAACTTTTCTATAAGTTCGGCTCTAGCTTGTCCTCTTGAACCGGGAGCAGGCACTGATATATCTAAAAACTGTGGAGTAACGTGTGCAACAAGAGAATTAATAACAGACTGGCTTGTTCCCAGTCTAACTAGGGATCCTGTTTCAGGAACATCAAAATCAAATTCACCTAAGTAAAATTCTTCTGCTTCTGAACAGTTGTCATAAAAATCTTTAAACTTAGTCTTGCCCTGTACTAACTTATCTTCGATAAGCTCCTGACTAACTAAAGGTTCGTTGATCGGGTTTGCACCCTCTCTTTCTATCTCCTCTTCAGGATCAGCAGACATTGATTGTTGCCCTTGATATGAAACCATTATTCCTCTTATTTACTGTTGACAATAAGGTCTCCAGCTTCTGGATCAATACCCATCGCTTCTTTCCTCTCTTGCCTCCATCGTTTTAATCGAGATGACTTCTTGGAGTAGTTTGAGTTTAATGGTGTAATACCTTGCTTAGATACGGGAAAGAATTTTTGATCACCCATTTCCAAAGCAGGATCGCAAGCCATTAAAGCTAAACATTCTGCATCCACCCAGTCATCATGCCTTCCAGACACAGTATAAAACGTGTGTCCTCTGTTTGCCGTTTCCCTATGAGCAATGTCTTCTAACTGACTTATTAGTTTACTCCAACTCTGTGGAAATGCAACAGTCTCTTTTTCCAAAGAGATAGCATAATCTAAAAACAACTGATATTTTTTGGCTGCAGTAAAGTTATATCCTACTACGGGAATCGACTCTTCAAGCAACTCTCTAAATAAGACATCTTCTCCGATTTGACCACCTAGACCTGTCGAGTCCATGTAAATCTCTTGTACACCCCATCTAATAGCCTCACGCTTGATGGTTTCAACCTGCAGGGACCAGTCAGTCTTCAATAATTCAAATGCAAACACAGAAGTTCTGGATTGCCTGTCTTTTATCACCATAACTGTTGCGTCATTGCTTCTACCTATGTCCAGCCCTGCAACATAGAACCTATCTTCTAAAGGCCTTGCCAGTTCTACAGAATCGGGTTTCGTGTAGGCTGCCGGAATATTTCTGAAGAAGTTACCTGCACCTTCTGGTTGATGAGCCATATAGAATCTCTCCCATATGTTTTCTGTCAATGTAGCTTTTTCTTCTTCTATCTCCAACTTGTCGTCATCTGTTAAATGAGGGTTGTCAAACGTAGATGCGTGGAAAGCCTGTCTTCTGCCTGAGGGGTTATCTTTAGCCATCTTAAAGTTACGAGCAAACCAGTGCTGTGAACTTTCTGGAGGGATTCCTTCTACGATTGCTCTACCCATTCTTCCCGGAGAGTTTAGTGTAGGCCGTACTTTATTCCAAGCAGCTTCCTTGATATCTTGACTTTCTGCCATGTGTAGGAAATCCAATCCTACAGTTTGCAGTCCTTCTGGATTATCTGCCGATTTAAGTTCCCAGAATACCGATCTCCTCCATCTCCCGTTTATCCATTTGCCATTTGCATCTTTAAAATCTAACCACACGTTTAGTTCATCGTGTTTGAATCCTCCACCTCTGCCACCTCTTTGGTTGTCACGTTTTTGCCTTACAAGTTCTTTTGGAATAATAGATTGCATTTCGTTCCACTGCTGTAACATCTGTGCTCTTGTTGGCGCAACTGTCCAAACGTGGATAGGAGGAATAAGGTCTGCTTGATCAGCACTGAGCTTAGTTGTAGTTCCCGGAAATACGACAGGGGTGAGAGAAGCCTCTTTAATGACACCAAGCGCCTCGTTCAATGCCGATCTAGTCTTCCCTGCACGCCTGCCAGCTTGTACAAATTTAATTTTGGCTTCTGCATCATGCATTTTCTCCTGCCAAGCCC